TAGAGAAAATTTGGGAGTTTATGGAAGAAATTGATTTGATTTCTACAAATAATGGAGAAACTTTTAACAAACAATTGCTAAACTTTAGCAAAAAGTATCAAGTTTCAAAAGAAAAAAATGCAAAACGAATTTTAGAATGGCGTGAAAATCAATCAGTTAGCGAAAATGTAACACGTTCAGAACTTGTTCGTAACGCTGATAAAGTAAAAGAAAGTAAAGTAAAGGAAAGTAAAGTAAAGTTAATAGATATAATAACTCCTCACATATTTCTTTTAGGAGATGAATACGATAATTTTTATGCTTACTGGACTGAACAAAATAAATCAGGAAAGGAAAGATGGGAGTTAGAAAAATTCTTTAATATTGAAAGAAGAATAAATACTTGGATAAATAATAAAACCAAATTTAACAACAATGGAAATACAACTGAGAAACTCGGAACAAGTGCCGCAAGAATGGAAGCCTTACGGAAGTGGTAACGCAATTGCAATAAGACAAGCACAAAGCGCCATTACTTTGCGTGTAAGGAACGAAGAAGATATAAAGCAAGCATTACGCTACTCAATGCTTTTGGTTGGCTTACGTGGAAGCAATCTACCGACTGAAGAAGAAAAGTTTGTATTGACTAATTTTGTAAAATCTAACTTTGGTAATAATACTTGCGAAGAAATAAAACTAGCCTTTGAAATGGCAGTCGCTGGCAAACTAAATATTGATTCTAAATGCTATGAGAATTTCTCTTGTGAATACTTTGGTAGAATTATGAGTGCTTACCTTGAGTATGCAAGACAAGAGACTAAGAACTTACCTAAACCAATAGAGCCAGTGAAAGAAAAACCAAGTGACCAAGAATTAAAGAAGCAAGCAATTGACACGGCTAACGAGTATGCAAATCAAATTAGATTCTGCGAGAAGAATGATAAGAAATTTACGTTTATAGCTGGAGGACTTTCAATCCTATTCGATTACCTGGAACAATTTAAGATTCCGACCATATCAAAAGAAGAACGAATCGAACTTTGGAATAAATATTCTACCATTCAAGATATCGAAGAACGTAAAATGCATTGCAAAACTCAAGGTTATATTAAATTTATAAATTCTTTAGTTACATTTGATTGTCATATCAATAATGATGGAACTATTAAACCTAATAAAGAATGAAAAATTTAAATTATAATTGGAAATTAAGTGAAGTTGAATTTACTAAAGATAAGGGAAAAGTATTTTCATGTTTTGCTTGTGGAGGTGGTTCTACAATGGGATATAAATTAGCTGGATTTGATGTTTTAGGATGTAATGAGATAGACCCTAAAATGATTGAAGCGTATAAAGTTAATCATAATCCTAAATATGCTTATTTAGAACCTATACAGACATTTAAATTAAGAAAAGATTTACCTAAAGAATTATATAATCTTGATATATTAGATGGTTCTCCACCTTGCTCTAGTTTTTCTATGGCAGGAAATAGAGGAGATGATTGGGGTAAGGAAAAGAAATTTAGAGAGGGTCAAGCTGAACAAATTTTAGATACTTTGTTTTTTGATTTTATAGAATTAGCTAAAGAATTACAACCTAAAATAGTAGTTGCTGAAAATGTAAAAGGTTTGCTTATTGGAGAAGCTAGAGATTATGTTAGGAGAATTTTAAAAGAATTTGATAAGGCAGGATATTATGTTTCATATCATTTAATTGATGCATCAAGTTTAGGCGTTCCACAGAGAAGAGAAAGAGTATTTTTTACAGCTATTAGAAAAGATTTATCCACTAAAATAATGAGGCAAATAGATATGTTTACAAGTGAGCCTTATTTAAAATTAGAATTTAATGAAAATCCTATTTTATTTAAAGAATTTTATAAAAATAATTCAGAAAATGATAGACCAATAACAGGTAAAGAAGCATTACGATTATGGGAATTAAGGCAAGATGGGGATTTAGATATGTCATATTCTGCTCAAAGAGAAGGTAATATGAAATTCTGGAATAACAAATATTTAATAAAAGAAAAAACACCTCTTACATTTACAACAAATGAAGATGCCTGTGTTTTATTTGATGAACCAAGAAAACCTAATAAATATGAAGTTTGTTGCATTGGTTCTTTCCCTCAGGATTATAATTTTAATGGCAATAAGTATGCATATTTAGTGGGAATGTCTGTCCCTCCTTTAATGACTGCTAAATTGTCAATTGAAATTTATAATCAATGGTTAAACAAAATAAATTAAACCAAACGAATAATGAAAAGAAAAATAATTTACGGAACTGTACTAGCATTAATTTGCTATGCTTATTATTATGCGATTAAAAATAATCGGACAATAGAAAAAAATAATGAGCCGAAGTGGGTATTCGGAATTTCCGAATCTGAGGATATTTACACGGATACGATAGATTTAAGGTTATACACAAGTCACGGAAGACTAAAACAAAAATATAATGATAACTAAAAAAACAAAGTTAAGCCTGGAAAATGATGGCAAGATTATTTCGGTTGAGTTTGACCATATCGATGTTGGCTTGGATGATTACTTTCAGGCTCTTAAAACTTTATTGGTTGGAGCAACGTTTACTGAAACTCAGTTCGAGCATTGGATTATTGATGAGGCTGAAGTGATAGGAGAATATCTGCATAACGTTAAAGATAATTTACAAATTCAATGAAAAAAGTAATATTTATAGCATTTGCATTTATTTCTTGTTCAGAAATAGAACAACCAATTGATTCTAAAATAATTATTGGATGTGTTTGCAAGGATGGGACTACTCAAATTTATAGACCCGATTTGATTAAAGAAATAAATAGAATTACTCAGTTCCCGTGTTCGGCTAATGGTGGCATAAAAGAATATATCTACAAATAAAATGAAAAAAATTAAACTAATGCACTACCAACTCGATGGCGAGATTTGTGTGGTAGATTACAATAATCTTAAAGTTTCCTATTATGGAAACAAAGGTCACCATTACAATTTACTTGGAGCAGTAAGCGATAGGATTGAAGCATTCTTAATGCGTAGAAACTGGAATAAGATTTCAGCTGATACATTCTCAAAATTAAAGATTGAGATTGATAAGGTCATAGCATGAGGAATGAGCATGAGCATAAACTCCAGGTAGCAATATGCAAGTGGCTAGACTGGACACAAGACTTTTACTATTATGCAATTCCAAACGGAGGGGCAAGGCATAGATTAGTTGCTATAAAATTAAAGATGGAAGGAGCAAAGGCTGGAGTTGCTGATATGTTTTGGATGGTTTCAAATAAGAAGTGGAAAGGTTTATTTGTTGAAGTCAAGATTGACAAGGGAACTCAGCAACCAAATCAAAAAGCATTTGAATCAATAGCCATTAATCACGGGTATTATTATGCGATTGTTAGGTCGATTGAAGACTGCGAGAGTTTAATTCGAAGATTTAGATTGGATGAAATTTGAAGGATAACCATCTTAGTGCAGTCAAATGGATTACAATGAGAATACAACGACCTACGATTCAAGTAGTTATCGACTGCGCAACCTATCACGATTTAAATTATAGCCTTGAAATAAACCTTAATAGAATCAAAATGGAAAGCGGTGCTTCATATCCAGCTTACCGACAAACAAAAAAAATCAAGGATTATTTGGAATTGCACAATCTTTAATGTAAACTTTGCACATGGAAAAGATTAATTATCAAGGAGTTATCAAAGAAGAGGTAAATCATCCTGACCATTATCAAGGAAATGGCATTGAAGTCATTGACATAATTGATGCTTTTGACCTTAATTTTAATCTTGGAAATTCAATTAAGTACATACTGCGAGCCGATAAGAAAGGATTTAAAAAGAAAGATTTGGACAAAGCAGTTTGGTATTTGAATCGGGAACTTGAAAAGTGGAAAGGTTAATTTGGGAAGCCATTGCGGTAGGAATTATTGAGGTGGCTTTTATCGTTTATTTTATTAATGAAATAATCAGAAAATCAAAGGAATGACCAGGTCGCAAATCATTGAGGAACTTTACAATTCAAAGGAGATTAA